CTGGCGGCGACCAGCAGCGTCTTCACGAAGGTCGAAGGCGCGCCCGCTCCGAACCGGCTGTTGAGCCATGACGTGACGGCCGACTTCACGCCCTTGGGCGTCGTCGCGCGCTGCGTATCGGTGCCGGTTTCCGTCTCTGCGTCCGTCGCCAGCTCCACCACGCCCTGCACGGTGGTCGTGGCGGGGGGATTGAGGAAATTGGCGTCCCCGAAAGTCAGCTCGGTGGCATTGATGTCAGCGAACCGGATATCGAGCGCCAGCAGCATGATCGACTGCGCAGTCTTTTCGAGGATCGGCGCGGCCTGACCATAAATGGCGAACAGCGTGCCGTCCTGCAGGTAAAGGGCGAAGCTGCGCACGGCGAAATCGTCCGTGCTTTCATCGCGCACGATCAGATGGATCGTATCGTCGGCCACCACGTCGCCGGAAAGGGTATTGATCCGCTTGAATTCACCCGGCAGCAAGGCCGTCGCTGGTGTCGGCACAAGCGCGGTGGCCGAAATGCCGCATTGCGCGATCGTCACTGGGGCGGTGCCCGTGTTCTGGGCATTGACCAGGGCGGCGCGGCCCGCATTGGTGATGATCATGGTAAGGGCCATGGCGGATTCCTCAAGCGTCGAAAGTTAGGCGGGCGTAGGTGGTAGGGCGCACGGCCGCGATCAGGCCGATGGATGCGGCGGCATCCACCGCCAGTGTGAAATCGAAATGGGAGCGGGCGGCCTTGGCGCGGTAGATCTCCGCAATGATGGCGTCGACATAGTCGGCGGTGGGCGATGCGCCGTCCAAGGTCGTGATCGACAGGACCAGGCTGAATGTATGCGGCGTGCCGCGCGGCTCCATCTGCCACCATTCCCGCAGGGAAATTGAGCCGCCGAAAGCCGCCACGGCGCGGCGCACCGCTTCCACCGTGCCCTTGCGGCGCTGCAGGGCGATGGCATTGGCGACCATGGCTCGCTGCACGGAAAGCGGCCAGTTCGCGTTCCAGTTGTCGATCGAGAGGCCCCAGGCTAGCCATGGAAGGAGTGCAGGCGGGCAGGATTGCGGCGACCAGACATCGCGCAGCGGGACGGGCAGTGCCGGTTCCTGCACCGCCGCCTCGATCGCCTTTTCCATGGCGCTGGCGTTGGGCGGGAGCAGCGTCATTCCGCCGTGCCCATATGCGTCACGGTCGCGGCGATGCAGTTGGCGGCCTGCGTTTCGCTGATCGGGATGTCTGCCGCCGGGGAGGGAAGCGCAACGCGCTGAACACCTTCCACGTGCAGCGCGGCGTAAATGCCGGACAGGGTGATGTCGCGGCCGATGCGCCGCTGGGCTGCGCGGTAAGCGGCAAGGCGGCTTTCCGCCTCCGCCAGCACGATCGCCGCATCCGGGCCGGGATAGGTCCAGATCTGGGCGGCGATCTCATAATCCACGATTTCCGCCGACGCCACGATGACTTCATCCGTGATCGGCCGCACGCTTTCGGCATTGAGAGCGGCTTCCACCGCGTCGATCAATGCCGCCGACGCCGTGCCGTCGCCGTCGCGGGCCAACAGGCTGACAACCACCTGTCCCGGCTCCGGGCTGGTCGCCGAAGCGTCCAGCACATCGGCATGGGCGGTGAGCGCGTGGAAGATATAGGCTCCCACCGGCCCCGCCACTGAATAGCCTTCCGGGGCGAGGATGACGCGGCGGCGCAGATCGTCGTCGCTCTCCATGACGGCGGCGATATTGTTTTCAGGATCCGCAGGCGTGACGGTGAGCCGCGCAACGCCAAAGACCGCCGCCAGATGATCGAGGTCCGCCCCGGCGGCGTAGGCGATCATGACGGCGCGGATCGCGTCATTTACGCGCTGGCGATCGAGCAGGCGGAAATAGGCGGCGACCTGCAGGATCCTGACAGCCGGGTCCGATTCCAGACTGTCATCGAAATCTGGGATGAAGGTCCGCAGCCGGGCCAGCATCTCCCCATAGATCGTCTCATAATCCAGCGGCTCGATCGCGTCGGGCGCGGGAAGGCGCGACAGGTCGATGGCGGAGAAGGTGGAAATGCCGGTCATGTCCTGACCAAAGCATCCGCATCACGCCTCTTGCACGGCCGCGCATTTGTGATGGCGCGCATTACAAATAGGCGAAGTGGCGCGAGGACGCGGGCGCGGGGAACGTGCCGGGGTCATGAGCAACCTCGATCTCGCCATTCTCTGGCTCGTCTCCGTCCTCGCCGCGCTGGCCGCCGTCTGCGCGAAGCTGGGCATGATGCTTTTCGCGCTGGCGGAGGAACCGCCGGTCGATGTGCAGGCCGCCTTGCACTGGCAGCGCCGCCGCCGATGGCTGACCTATTCGGAGCTGGCCGCGCTCCCTTTCTTTGCGACCGCCGGGGTTTCCGCCACGATCTATTGGCAGCTCGCCCCCGCCGCGAGCGTCATCATTTCGATGGTGCTGGGCGCGCTGGGCTTCGGCTTCTTCCTGCATGCGGTCCAGACGATCACGCGCCGCCGCCTCGGCATCGATCAGGAGATCAAGCCGTGAAAGACGCCCTGCTGATCATCGGGGCGATCAGCCTCGCCACCGCCCTTGCCATGCTCATCTGTGCGGCGCGATCCGCGATCCGCTTCGAGCATTGCCGCCACCTTGCCCGCCATGAGGATGACCGCCCGTGAAGCATGTCGACCTGCAAAAGCGTCTTGCCAATCGCGGCTACTATGCCGGGCCGCTGAACGGTACGTTCGGCCCGCCAAGCATGGGTGCGCTACTAGCCTGCCTGACGGATGGGCCGGATTACCCCATTACCGATAGCGATGTGGCGGAGGCCGCGCGTGATCTGGGCGTGGACCCGGCCAAGGTCTGGGCGGTCTATGATGTGGAATCGACCGGCAAGCCCTTCACCGATGGTCGCCCTACAATCCTGTTCGAGCCGCATCGGTTCAGCAAATCGACCGGTCATCGATATGATCGGAGCCATCCGCATCTATCCTCCCGGACCTGGAACCGTAAGCTCTATCCCGCCAGCCAGAAAGGACGTTGGGACCAGTTGCTTGAAGCCGTGGCGCTGGATGTGGATGCCGGGTTCATGTCGGCCAGCTATGGCGGCTTCCAGATCCTTGGCGAAAATTATGCCGTCTGCGATGCGCCCGACCCATGGTCGTTCGCATGGCGGCAGTCCCGCACCGAGGGCGATCAGCTCGCGGCGTTCGTCCATTTCGTTGCGGGGCGTGGCCTGAAAGGGGCACTCCAGCGCGGTGATTGGGCGGCCTTCGCGAAGGGCTTTAACGGAACGGCCTATCGTGAGAACCGCTATGACGAGAAGCTGGCGGCCGCTTATGCGCGCAGGAAAGCGCGGTGATGGGCAATGGTTATGTCGCAGCCGGAGCGCTGTTGCTGGCGGGCCTCGCCGGGGCCGGGGGATATTTCCACGGCCTCGACACCGGGCGGACGCGGGAACGCGCCGAGAACTTCAAGGCGATCACGGCAGCGCAGGATGCTGCCGACCGCCTGCGCCGCGAAATCGCGGATCATGCAATGGAGGCGTTTTCCGCTGACCAGCGCCGACAGGACACCGTGCGGGAGATCAGACATGAAAGTCGGGAAATCGTGGAACGCCCTGTGTTCCGCAATATCTGCATTGACCCTGACGGGGTGCGCCTCCTCGATCGCGCCGCCGACGCCGCCAACGGACATGATCCCGCCGCATCTTCTGGTGACGCCGCGCGAGCTGCCGAAAGTCCAGCGCTCTAGCGAGGGCATGAACGGCCAGCAATGCTACGGCAGCCTGGACGATCTTTATGATGTGGCGGGCGGTATCCGCGCCGGATTTGTTGCATTGCAAGAGGCGGTGAAGGCGAACGGCCGCTAATCGACCGCCGACGCCAGATGATCGAGAACGGTTTCCATCAACCGCTCCCGATCTTCTGCGCTCATCCCCAGCAGCTCGCGCACGGGATAGCGGACAGCCGGGCTATGGGAGGATGGCCGGTCCATTTCGCCGAACTGGTGAACCGACGCGACGGCGGCGACCCTTCCGGCAAAGCCCGCCCATGCCTCGCTGTCATTGCCGCCCGATCGCAGGAATCCAGCCCCGCGCAACCGGCGGAACATGGCGCGTTCGCGCACGGTGGACCGGCGGCGGAGCTTGCCGCCCGATTTGTTCTGATCGGAGGCATTGACGCCCAGCCAATGTGTGATCCTGTCCCAAAAGAAGCTGCGGATGCCACCCGCCTCGATGTCGAAACCTGTGAGCAACGGACCTTCGCGGACCCAGCTTTTCATGAAGACGACGCGGGTGCCGCCCCCGCTGGGATACAGGAAGCGCACGGCATATTGCCCTTCGGAGGGCGGCTTGCGCTTGCGGCGCGGCGCAAAGGCGGAACCATCGGGATTGCGCTGGGCGGCGATCCTTTCGGCATTGGCGCGGCGCATGTCCCGCGCCATCGCGCGCGTGAGCTTGCGCCGGCCACTGGCATCCATGCCTTTGAGGATACCGCCGACAAAGCCTTCCAGCTCCGACAGCTCGCCGGTTTCGATCACGGCGCTTCGGGAGTGCCGCAGAGCAGCTCGCCATTGGCATAGATGCGCTTGAGCAGTGTTGGCAGGTCGAGGCCATCGGGCAGCTCCGTGCCGGTGATGACGGGTTCGTCGCGGATCGTCATGGCATAGCCTTCGCCATCCGGGTTCGGCAGCACATCGACCGATTCCGTGACGTCGATATGCAGTTCGATGTCCACCATGCCGTTGTCGAGCGGATCGACGGTGAAGCGAACGGCCTGGTTGCCTTTGTCGTGGTTGAGCAGCGCGTCAGGCTGATGCACGCGCATCCAGAGCAGCACCGGAAGGAACAGGCTTTCCGGTGCTTGTGCATAGTCCAGCACGAACATGGTCAACCGATAGCGATATTCCCAGCCCAGATTGGAGCCGTGGCGCGCGGCGGTGGTGCCGTTGGACGCGTGGATCGTCAGTTTTTCGGGCGAGCGGGCGATTTCCGGCAGCGCCTCCGTCACCCATTGCCGCAGGCTGTCGAGTTTCTTCATGGCATCAGTCCCAAAGCTGGATGATCTTGCGATCCGGCACCGGGACGCTGGTCATGAGGGGCAGGGTCACGGCATGCCCCTCCGGCAGCACCGCGCCGATCGCGGCGATGTCGCGGTTGAGTTCCAGCACCTTTTCGACCGTGCCGGACCCCGCGCCCAGCACGCGCCACACCAGCGCGTCGAGCGTTTCGCCCTGCATGGCTCTGGCGGTGAAGGTGTCGGCGGCCATCAGATCAGCTCGACGCCGGTGCGGGTAACAGCCAGCAGGTCGCGGATTGCATGGATGGCGTTGCGGCGATGATCGTCGGGCGTCAGGGCGTTTTCATCGGCCCGCTTCTGTCCTTCGCCCGTCGCCGTCACGTCGCGATGCGTTTCCAGCAGATCGGCCGTGGCGTGCGAAAAGACGGCGCGCTGCCAGAGCGATGCTTTCACGCTGCGGCCACCGATCCGGGGGGCGGGGACATCGTCCAGCTTCGCAAAGCCCGCGGCGACCTGATCGGCCTGCCAGCGCGCCAGCTCGATATCGACGGCGATGATCGCGCCGATCAGGGCTTCATGTACACGGGCCTGCGCGATGGCCTGTCCGCCGATCCGCATGGTGTCGCGGAAAAGGTTCACATCCACATCCGGCCAGAAGCCGCCACCCTCGATCGTGTCGCCATCGGGCGAAACAGGCGAGGGAGGAGAAGAGACGAAGCCGGACATGCGAGGATCCTCGAAACAAGTGGGGGGTGGGGATCAGGGGCAGGACTTTGGGCAAGGCCCGATCCATTCCCTTCACCGCCCCCCGGCGCCGTGGGGCGAGCTGGTCAGGTGCCGGCCGGGGCTTTCGCCAATTGAGCGGTCAAACGCTCGATATCCTTTTTGACACCGATGTTCTTGAACAGCGCAAGGGCGCGCTGGAAGTGGATTAGGGCCTGCTGGCGCGCAGCCTGTGCAGCGCCAGCAGGACCGTCGCCCGTTTCCTCGACGGCCGCAGCGGTGCGCAGGAACATGAGGGCGATGGCTTTGTGCAGCTTGGCGCGGACCTGGTCGGGCATATCGCGCCCTTCGGTAAGGCTGGACGCGCGCTGCAAAATATCAAGCGGGAAATCCTGATCCTGCCTGACGGCGGCAAGGGCGGCTTCGGCCACCTCCTCCGCCACCAATGTGGGCGCGCTGCGCTGGAAACGGGTGGGAAGGGTCAGACCGAAACGCAGAACATGCTCGGCGATATCAAGGGCGGTGGGCCATTCGCCGATATCGAAATGCCAGATCATCATCGTGACCAGCACTTCATCCTGCACCGCCTTACCGCTTTCCAGCGAGGCGACGAGCGAGGCGATCACATGATCCTGATAGCGCAGGACCATGGACCGCTTCGCCTCGATCTTCCGCTCGGTCGACTGAATGTCGGAGAGCGTCCGCATGTCGTTGCCCAGTTCGGCCAGCAACAGCTCATATTCGGTCGCTTCCGGCCCGTTCGTGGGACGGGGCGGGGCGACATTGTCCGCCCCCATCACCGCGCCATGGATGACGAGCTGGGCGCGAACGGCGCGTTGATGGGAACGAAAGGGGCTACGCATGCGGATACCTCATGAGTTCAAGGGGAGAAGGGAGGGGCGGTGAACCGCCCCTCAGCCGCCTGTGTTTTACGGCCCATCCGGCGCGTCGAAGGTGATGTTTTCGGCGAGGACGGCGAAATCCGTGTCCTCGATCACATAGCCCTCGTTGCTGCTGTTATAGTCGACAAGGTTTGCCATGTTCTCCGGCTCATCCTTGACGTAACGGCGGCGCGCGCCTTCCTGCCAGTAAATCGACAGGTTCTTGGTCGGCGATATGAACATCGTGCCTTCGGGGAAGTAGGGCACGATCATCGCGGGGCGGCCGCCGATCTGGCGTTCGGACTTGATGACGCCGGCCACCACCTCATCGCTGGTCGATTTGCCGCCGTCGATCGTGGTCGCGAGCGGTCGGTTGATCATGGGGAAATATTTTTCGTCCACCAGATCCTGCGACACGATGACGGTCAGTTCCGTGCTCGTGCGCGCCCAGCTCGGCATGCCGCTGATCAGGTCATAGGCCAGCGCATCGACATTCTTGTAGTCCGCGTCGGCACCGACATAGATCGGCGCGGCCGCGCCCGTCGCAGTCTGGGAACCGGGAGCGCCGACCAGCGCGCGGCCCATGACATGATCGGGCTTTTCCAGCCGCAGCTTCTGCAGCCAGCCGATATTCATATCCTCGCCGTTCGGATTGACTTGCGGGTCACTGTCCACCGCAACCGAAACGCCGTGCCAGCCGATGCTGATACGGGTCTGGCCGATGGCGCGGGCTACGTGGCGGGCATAGCGGGTGGCGAAATCGGGGAAGCGCGACCAGTTGTCGATAAGCTGCCACGGCAGTTTCGTATCGAACAGGGTTTCTTCCAGTTCGAATTTGCGATCCTGCATCCGGCCGACATATTTTGGCTTGCGGGGCAAATTGGCTTCGGACACGCGCGAACCGATCATCTGTTCAACGCCCAGGCCGATAACCTGACCCTTGAGGTCGCGGGTCGGCATGTCGTTGATGAGCGTCAGGAAACCGACTTCCTCGCTCTGCAGGTCGATCAGGCGCTGTTCGGACGCCGGTTCGATGGCGAACTGGCGCGCGACGTTCTGCACGCCATTGAGCGAGGCGATATGATTGAAAAGCTGATCGAGGGCGCGGCGGCCGCGATCGGAAAGAGTGTAGCCCATGACTGGTCCCTATATTGGCGTGCTTGCGGATCGGGGGAGTGGGGAGCGGGCCTTAAAAGACCTGATCCATGCTGTAGCTGCTGCCATCAGCGGGTTGGCGCTGCCGGTGGTTCGGATCGGTGGTGCGGTCCATGGACTGTTTCAGCGCGGCGAGGTCGGTGGACAGCTTCGTCACCTGCGCCGTTTGCGCGCTGAATGCAGCGTCCACCGCCTGACTGAGCTTGCCGAGGCCGTCCGACATCTGCGCGGCGAATTTCGTGAGCGGATCATCGCCCTGCGGTTCGTTCTGAGGCTGCGGCGGCGTTACCACGGTTTCCGTCTTGGTCTCCGCCTTCTTGGTGAAGGCGTCGAACATGCTGGTCAGCGACGAAAACAGGCCCTTCACTTCATCGGGCGCACCGGCATCCTCGAATTCCAGCGTGATTTCCTCGACCGCGCGCAGATTGTCCTTCCGCGATTCATCCCGGCTGAATTTCAGCATTTCGGTGGCGATGGATGCGGGAATGTCAGTCAGGCCGAGGCCGATCAGATAGGCTTTGCCGCTGTTGGCGAAGTTGGACGTGATTTCCATGCTGGAAAACATCTTCTGACCGGCGGCGTTGATCTGCTTGGCCTGGTCGTTCACGTCGAACTGTGCATAAAGGGCGAGGCGCTTTTCCTTCTTGCCCGCGATCTCGATTTCATCTTCCTGCGCCTTCGCGGCCGCGACATGGCCGTAATTGTTGAAGGGCGGGTTCGGCGAGAAACCGCGCAGATGCTCGACATTGATGTTCGCCGTATAGGTGGCCGGGTTGTAGCTGTCGGCCGCCTCTTGAATGTGGCGTCGCTCGATCTTGCGGCCGTCGACGGTGTCGCCTTCGACGGCAACGCGGAAAAACTTGGTCAGTGCCATGGACGGCTCCCTTGGGCTGGGTTCAGCGGATACCTGTCCATTGGCCGCACAAGGGCCTTTTCCCGCAACGCGCGGCGTTTGTGATGGCGCGCATTACAAATGGGGCGCGGCGAACGACGCGCGGTCCCGCGCCATTGTCATCCCGCAATGGCAGACGACAGCTTCTTCCAGCCGCCCATGGCAGCGCCGATCCCGGTCATCCCGTTCGATGCCCGCCGGGTCGCGCGCGCCTATTTCTGGCGCGGCTATGGTGTGACCGAAATCGCGGAGGAAATGGGCCTCAAGCGGACCACCATCCAGAGCTGGAAGGAGCGGGACGGGTGGGACAATGATCCGGTCATCCGCCGGATCGAAGACGCGTTCGAAATGCGCCTCGCCCAATTGATCCTCAAGGAAAAGAAAAGCGGCCACGATTTCAAGGAAATCGACCTGCTGACGCGGCAGATCGAGCGGCTTGCGCGGGTGCGGCGTTATGAGGCCCCCGGCGGCCATGAAGGCGATCTGAATGAGAAGGTCGCCAACCGCAACGCGGGGCCGAAGAAGCGCACCCCGAAGAACCTCATTACCCGTGAGGACTATACCAAGCTGAAAGCCGCCCTGAATGACCTGAGCTTCGGCTATCAGGATACTTGGTGGCACAACCTGTCGCGGAAAACGCGCTTCCTACTGAAATCGCGGCAGATCGGCGCGACTTTCTATTTCGCGCTTGAGGCCCTGATCCGGGGATTGGAGACAGGCAACAATCAGATTTTCATATCTGCGAGCCGGGCACAGGCAAATAATTTCCGCGCATATATCTGGCAGTTCGTTTTGAAGGTTCTGGATAAAGACCTGAAAGGTGAGCACCTCATTATTCAACGTGGCGAGGATGAAAACGGCAACAAACTCGATCCATTCACCATGTTTTTTCTGGGAACGAATTATAGAACGGCCCAGAGTTACCACGGCGATGTTTATATTGATGAAGTTTTTTGGATCTTCGGGTTCGATCAGATCGATACCGTGGCATCGGCGATGGCCGCCCAGAAATTCTTTAATATCACCTATTTCTCTACGCCCAGCTCCATTAATCATGAAGCCTACAAGAAGTGGAGCGGCGAGTGGTTCAATGAAGGACGCGACAAGTCCCAGCGTGTGAATATCGACACAAGTCACAAGGCATTGAAGGACGGCGCGCTGGGGGAGGATCGCATATGGCGCCAGATCGTCACGATCCGCGATGCCGAGGCGCAGGGCTGCGACCTGTTTGATATCGAGGATCTGGAATTTCGCTATTCGGTCGATGCCTTCAACAACTTGTTCCTTTGCGAGTTCATCGACGACAGTTCGTCGAGCTTCCCCATGGCGATGTTGCGCCCATGCATGGTTGATAGCTGGGAAGTCTGGAAAGATTTTCAGCCTTTCGCCCTTCGCCCGTTCGGCGATGCGGAAGTATGGATCGGCTATGACCCTGCTGAAAGCGAGGATGGCGACAATGCAAGCTGCGTCGTTGTCGCACCGCCGAAAGGCAAAAATGGCACGTTCCGCGTCCTCGACAAGCGTTCATTCAAGGGCATGGATTTCGAGGCGCAGGCGGCGGAGCTGAAGAAGCTCGCCCAAAAATATCGCGTCACCGAAATCGCCATCGACGGCACCGGCATGGGCAGCGCGGTGTGGCAGCTCGTGCGCAAATGGTTTCCGCTGGCCCGCAGGCTCGATTATTCGCCCTTGGTCAAAACGCAGATGGTGCTCAAGGCGAAGAACGTCTTTTCCCGCAAGCGCATCCAGTTCGATGCGGGGTGGACTGATCTGGCATCGGCTTTGATGTCGATCCATCCGCAGCTCACCAAGAGCCAAAGGCAGCTCACCTATGTGGCGCGGCGCTCGGCCGCCACCGGCCATGGCGATCTGGCCTGGGCGTTGCTGCACGCGATTTTCTGCGAACCCATGGACGCCAGCGACGGCGCACCCAGCCAATCCAGTGTGGAGATGTATTGATGAGCGAGACCACCGCCGTGGCGAATACGGGCGTCGAGAGCTTCGCATTTGCCGATCCCGTCAGCGTCATCGATCGACGCGAGCTGTTCTACTATATCGAATGCTGGAACAACGGCCGCTATTATGAGCCGCCCGTTCCGCTGAAATCGCTCGCGCGGATCCTGCATGTGTCGGCGCACCACAGCAGCGCGATTACCGTGAAGCGCAATCTGCTGATCCGCTTTTTCCGGCCGACGCAATGGATGGACCGCGAAACGTTCAGCCGCCTTGCCCTGGACTTCCTTGTCATGGGCAATGCCTATGTCGAGCAGATCCCGAACATGCGGGGCGGCCTTGCGCGGCTGCGCCATGCGCTCGCGCTGTTCACGCGGCGCGGCATCAAGGAAGGACAGTTCTGGTTTCTCAATGCGCTGGGCGAGGAGCATGAATTCGCGCCGGACAGCATCGTTCACGTCATGGAACCCGATGTCAGTCAGGAAATCTATGGCCTGCCCGAATATCTGGGGGCGTTGCAGTCGGGATTCCTCAATGAAGCCGCGACCCTGTTCCGCCGCCGCTATTATCTCAACGGCAGTCACGCGGGCTTCATCTTCTATCTGAACGAACCGACCGTGAATAACGAAGATGCAGATGCGATCCGCACGGCGCTGCGCGAAAGCAAAGGCGTGGGCAATTTTCGCAACCTGTTCATCAACGCTCCCGGCGGCAAGGAAAAGGGCGTCCAGATCATCCCCATCGGCGAAGCCGCAGCTAAAGACGAGTTTTTGGGCATCAAGAACACGACGCGTGACGATATCCTTGCCGCCCACCGCGTGCCGCCGCAGCTATTGGGCGTGGTGCCGACCAATTCCGGCGGGTTCGGCGATGTCGGCAAGGCGGCCGATGTCTTCTTCGCGAACGAAATCGTGCCGCTGCAGATGCGGTTTATGGAGATCAACGAGCGGCTCGGCTTCGAGGCCGTGGCCTTCGATCCGTATGTGCCGGTGAGCGGCGCAACCTGATCCCACCCGCGTGAGCGGGGGGCGGAGCGCTGGAACGCTCCACCCTTGGCAAATCTCCCTTGCCGCAATCCGGGGCCGCGCGCCCCCGAATCGTCCCGCTGTTCACGCGAACGGCGGAACATTTAGCGAACGAATAAAGGGAGTCGAGTCTCAATGTCCTGTCTTCAACCCGTCCATCCGACGAAGCCCGTTGCCGCATGGATCGGCGGCAAACGCAAGCTGGCGAAACGCATCATCAAGCGGATCAGCGCCGTTCCTCACGATACCTATGCCGAGGCTTTCATGGGGATGGGTGGCATTTTCCTGCGCCGCGATCGGCGGCCCAAATGCGAGGTCATCAATGACCTGAGCGATGACGTGGCGATATTCTTCCGCGTGTTGCGGGAACATGGCCCGGAATTCGCGGCCTATCTCAAACGATGGTGGATCACGAGCCGGGCGGAGTTCGACCGTCTCAAGGCGCTGGATCCGGTCAAGACGCAGCTCACTGATTTCAATCGAGCGGCCCGTTTCCTCTATTTGCAGCGCTTGGCCTTCGGCGGAAAGGTGCGAGGGCAGAATTTCGGCATTTCGCCGGCCCTCCCGGCGCGGTTCGATGGGAGCGGGCTGCAACCCGCCATTGAGGCCGTGCATACGCGCCTGTCGGGCGTGATTATCGAAAGGCTGACCTGGTCGGATTTCATACGGCGCTGGGATCGCGCAGGCACGTTATTCTATCTGGACCCGCCCTATTTCGGCAATGAAGGGGACTATGGTCAGGACATGTTTTCGCGCGAGCAGTTCGCGGCTATGGCCAACGCGCTGGCCCAGATAAAGGGCCGCTTCCTCCTCAGCCTGAATGACCGGCCAGAGGTGCGCCAGATCTTCTCCGGCTTCCAGATCGAGGCGGTCGATACCAGCTATTCCGTTGGGGGTGGCGCCAAGGTGCGCAAGGTGGGTGAAGTACTGATCAGCAATATCGGCTGATCAGCTTTGCTATTCATCCCCTCGCGTGCCGGATAAGCGCCTTCCGGCCTCGATCGTCGGCGGCATGCCATGCCCTTGGGCTGACGCCCCTGGGCACGCCGACCGAGGCCGGGATAACAGGGCGAGCGGGCAGGGGGCCTAGCGCGAAAGAAACGCGCACCGGGCGCTGCCCGCAGGATGTGCAACGGAAAAGGCGGGCAACGCTCCGCCACTCTGTGCGGATTCTGCGCTGCGTGCAGTGATCGATCATCGCGCTTACCGATATAGCGCCACGGCGACCGCATTGCGGGCATTGCATAGCAATGTGTCCCGCTTCGCCCAATAGATCCTCAAGGGTTGATGCTGGCCGCCGTGACATGACATTATCCCGTCGCCCTGAGCTGTTCTTCGCGACGGGCGGCAATGCGTTCGATCCGCTTGGGCCGGGCTTCTGATATCCGTCTTTCGGGTTCAAGATCGCGCACCCGTTTTATGGTCGAGCGCGGCAATATCAGCACGTCTTGGTCCGTCGACCATATTTCGCCAGGCACGGTCAGATAGATCGTGCCGCTATGCTCATCCATGCTTCCATAGCCTGCGTCGACGGCATCGGCGCGTGCTTCCGCCGCCGTTTCGCGCCACGGTGCCTGCGCGCGGCCGAAGACCGCAAAGCAATACCCCCTTGCCCCCGTCATCAGAGCGCAGCCCAATCCAGCTCGGCATCGGCCAGAGCTTCATGCATGTCGGGGTCCGCAGACGAAGCGTTCAAACGAGCGGCGACGGCCCTGTAATCTCCATCTTTTGGAAATCGTGGGTCGGCCTTCGCGCACTTCGCCAAGTCTCCGATCGGCCCCGACCGGTCCTGTTGATCCAGAAGCCACCGGCCAAAGGGTTGCTTGATGGCCGGGCAGGCGGCCGCACTGATCTGTAACATTCTAACCTCCTCATGCTCTGGGCGGCAATGCCGCGGTTAACCCGGCTCGACGCTGGGCCGAGTCGCAGTAGGAGATATAAGAGAACAAAAAGTGAACATCAAAGGATATGGCTGCACTGGGATAGGCCGACCACGGTGCTCACCACCGTGAGAAGAATCAGGCATCCGTCCACCCAGCGCCACCAGCCCCGGCCAGCATCGTCAATGGCATCATCGAATGGATCGCGGAACGGCATGCCCACCTCATAGCAGGCGGCGAGCGCGAAAGCGCCCTCCGCCAACGCGCAACAATATTTCGCGAGCGATCCATGCCGACTTGACCCCGCGCGCCGCGCTCAGCTCCCCCCCTCGCCCGCCCTCTTTTCGGGTCGGTTTTGACGCAAATGGCGAGATCGACGCAGCCGCCGATGTCCGCGCTCTGCACGCTATCCAAGGCAGATTAGCCGTGACGCAGGTCGAGGCGCAGTGCCAGCGGCTTGAATGGTGGCGATTGTAATTCGAGCGAGACCCTTTGGGGGAGGGGGTGCGCGGGAAAAATCTTACCTCCCTTACCAGCCCAAAAAACGGGCGCTAACATTATGAAATATAAAGAGTTTAATGGTAAGTTCTATCACCTTACCTCGCCTTACATTTGTAAGGATGAGTTTCTAAGCATTTGAAAAATAGTGGTTTTCACTTTCCGAAAAGTGAGATCAAAAGGGCCTTACTTGGTAATGAAAAGGTAAGGTGAAAAGTAAGGTCAAAAACGGCTGTTTTCCGCCATTGTAAGAGAGGTAAGATTTTTCCCGCGCTCCCCCTGACTACTAAACCTGTTTTCAAGGTGCTTTTCTAATACGCGGCGATGTCAGCGTTTTAACGCTGATGCGCCGATGGAGTGTGACGCGGAATGTGACAGGATTGTGCCGCGATGTGCCGCAGGTTTCCGCTTCGTTCCGACCTTGTTGACGAACGGGGGAAGGGCGGTTAACGGGAAAAGCGCGGAAACCCTAGGCTTTCGCTCGGTGCACCCGTAGCTCAGCAGGATAGAGCATCAGATTCCTAATCTGAGGGCCACAGGTTCGAATCCTGTCGGGTGCGCCAGCTTGTCCATTTAAGCGCCCTTTTCCAATGAGTTGTCGTCCTCAATGGCTAACCCTTTTGCGAGGTTAGCCATCAGCATCTCGCCGGCAGCATCCGACAGTGCCTGTTGATCGGCCGCCGCCGTGTACCGGGAAACCTCGCTGTCGGTCGTGTGTCCGGTCCAGCTCTTGATTTGCTGATTGCTGCATCCCGCCTCCGCGAAACGGCGCGCGGCAGACTCCAGGTCGCGCACCTTGGCCTTGCCGTACTTCACGCGCCAGCGCTCGATAACGCCGCGATAGACTTCCTGCGTTCGCGCGCCAGGATCGAGGAAGTCGGGGCTGCGGTAGTAGCGGGAAATCAGATCGTCGAAGCTGCCGGGCACGATGCGATCGGCACCGGGCTCGATCTTCTCCGCCGCCATCCCGTCCAATCCACTGCACGGGCCACCTCCGCCAGTATCAGCGCCCTGCGGCGCTTTTCGCGCCCGCTGGAGCGGTTCAGGGCGCGCAAAGCGATCTCAGTGCCCTCATAGGCGGGCCATGCCTGTACGACGCTGATCTCCTTGAGGTCGATCGAGCGCAGGGTGCGGGTGTTGCCGCTCCAGCTTTCGCCGCCTTCGGGAACCATGAAGCCGAAGCTCATGCCGCCCAGATCGCCGCGCTCGGCCAGCGCCAGCACGTCACGGCCTGCCTGGGTGTCGGGCAGGTCCAGGCTGAACGCGAGGCCCTTGTCGTCCTCCGTGAGCCTCAGGGAGCCGCTACGGGTGCGACCGAGCACCTTGCCGGTGTCGTGATCGAGCAGGGCGAGAATATCGCCCGCAAGCGCCTCATGGAAGGCACCGGGGGCGATACGCTCCTGAAAGCTGCCGATGTTGGCCATGCTGCCGAAGGTGGCGGCATATCCCTCGACACGCCGCCCGGCGGTGCGGACCTCCGCAAAGGCCCGCCGCTCAAGGGATGCCGCCATCGCCATTAGCTGGCCACCTCGTCCGCGATCGCCGGGGTGGCGGTCGTCACGTCTTCCACCGAGACGAACGCCTTGGGGTGGCGAACGGCGCAATCGACCGTCGCCATGGCGCGGATCATGACATTGCCCTTGGAGTAGGCCGTGCTCTCGAACGGGTTCACCAAGATGTCGATTTCCGACCAGATGCCGATCAGCAGTTCCGACCAGTCGCCATAGATCAGGCCGTGTTCGGCGCCGGGCGAGCCGCCCAGGGTCTTCGGAACCTGATTGCTGAACGTGACGGGCAGGCCGTGGAAGATCGTCGAGACGCCATAGGGGCGGTCGAGCGTGTCCAGCGCCTTGGCCGCCGTCTTGCGGATTTCCGGCGTCGTCAGGATCGCCCGGCTCGCCCCGACGTTCTCCGCGTCCGCCAGCGCAACCGCATCGGCAACCGCCGTGAAGATCGAAGCGGGGGAAGTCACCTTCTGGATGCCGGTCGTGGCCAGCACGCCTTTCGGCTCATTCGCGCCACCACCGAGGATCGCCGCCTTGTCGATCGCCAGCGCGAGGTTGCGAGCCAGCATCCGCCGGAGCAGTGTCTCCACGTCCGGGCTGGCCTGGAGCAGCATGTTGCGCGACCATTCCGACAGCGCGCCCGCGTGTTTGGGCGAGAGCGTCACCGCGTCGAAGTCGGCATCGTCAGGGGTGAGCGCCGCGTTCTCTGCCACCCAGCCCACGGCCGGGCTGTCCGTCTCGCGGGGGATCGAGAGATTGCCCGCCAGCCCCGACAGGACGCGGGCACCCATGCCGCGCACAACCGATGACGCCACCAGCGCGGAGATATACTGGTCGGGCCGGTGCTCGGTCGGCACCAGTTCGGAGCCCGCCGTCGTGGTCAGCACGCGGGTCTCGAACAGTTCCGTGCCGATATGCACGCCC